ATTTGTCAATTGAACAAAAATTTAAGTTTTTTAATCCCCACTATCCAGATGCAGATGCACATGCATGGTATGTAGATAATTATTTAATGCCTATAATTTAGTATGGAAATTACAACACAGCACTATCTGGACTTAGTAAATGGAACTCTTGTGTTTACTCAAGACGAACCCTTGATACTATTTGATCATCTTGGCGGATTTGATGCAAACTTTAAAAATCGATTACTAGACGTATTTCTCAAAAATAAATGTAAAAATCAAATTTACACACAATATCAAATTGATTTTTTGAAATTATCACACTACAATACTCTTAACATCAAAAATTACGCAGAATTTCAAAATAGATTAAATTTCAAACATTTTGTTAATTACACCATCCATCCAACATTAAACTACAAAAATTTTATTTGCAGTTTTAACGGGTCGCCACACGTAAGTAGAAAATTATTAGTTTCTATATTGTCAAAATTTGGATATTTTAATAACAATTATTGTAGTAAAAATTTTTCTTACACAAAAAATATGTTAAATGGTCACATAACTGATTATGTTAACGACCAAGATAACTTTTACCTTAAATTTTTTGTTAATGAACATTCTGAAGAATTTTTTCAATCTACAAATAGTTTTGGACATGTAAGATTTGAACACAATCAAAATATTCATAATTTAGAATCAAAATTAACTGAAAGTTTTTTGCATATTGTTAGCGAAACTGCGGCAACTAGCTATTATCCATTTGTAACAGAAAAATTCTTATACAGTATAGTAACACGTGGCCTGTTTTTGGCATACGCCCAACCTGGATGGCATGCTCATGTAGAAAAATATCATGGATTTAAACGATACACTAAACTGTTTGACTACAGATTTGACAGTATAAAAAATCCTGTTGAACGGTTGGTTGAGCTAATAACTATGATTTCAAAATTTAGTCATTTAACACCTGCTGAATGGCATGATTTATATCTAATAGAACAAGATACAATTGAGTATAATTATGATCATTACTTTAGTAACCGATACTTGGAGGTTTTAAAAAAACATGACTAACCAACATTTGTTAATTAGCCAAAGAACATCTAAGAGCATTGACAATGTTAATTGAATACTGTAAAATGCATAGTATAGAATATTATATTGCTGCCATACAAGATCTACCGGATCAACTAATCGGATCAGATTACATAAAAAAAAATAATATAATTTTATGTCAATATATAAATTAATTTGTTAACAAGGAAATAACATGGGAAAACCATTCGACGTATCAAAATTCCGCAAGGAAATTACAAAAAGCATTGACGGACTGTCAATTGGTTTCAATGATCCTACAGATTGGATCTCAACAGGCAACTATGCATTGAACTATCTAATCTCTGGAGACTTTAACAGAGGGGTGCCACTGGGCAAGGTCACGGTTTTTGCTGGTGAATCTGGCGCGGGCAAAAGCTACATCTGTTCCGGCAACATCATTAAGAACGCACAGGAGCAAGGCATTTATGTGGTGCTGATTGACTCGGAGAATGCACTAGATGAAAAATGGTTGCATGATCTTGGTGTTGACACTGGTGATAGCAAGTTGTTAAAACTATCAATGGCCATGATTGATGATGTAGCAAAGACTATTTCTACATTCATGAGTGATTATAAATCATTACCAGATGGCGAACGCCCTAAGGTGTTGTTTGTAATTGACTCATTGGGCATGTTGCTTACTCCGACCGACGTTAATCAATTTGACGCTGGAGATATGAAAGGCGACATGGGTCGTAAACCCAAAGCACTGACCAGTCTAGTTCGTAACTGTGTAAACATGTTTGGTAGTTATAATGTAGGGCTGGTTTGTACCAATCACACATATGCTAGTCAAGACATGTTTGATCCAGATGACAAAATCAGCGGTGGACAAGGGTTCGTTTATGCAAGCTCAATTGTTGTTGCTATGAAAAAACTCAAGCTCAAAGAAGATGAGGATGGCAACAAAATTACTGATGTCATGGGTATTCGTGCCGCATGTAAGGTAATGAAAACACGCTACGCTAAACCATTTGAAGGCGTACAGGTTAAAATTCCTTATGAAACCGGAATGAGTCCGTATTCTGGCTTGACTGATTTAATTGAGAAAAAAGGTCTGCTCAAGAAAGAAGGCAACAGTCTTGTGTTTACTACCAGTGATGGTGAAATTATCAAGAAGTTCCGCAAGGGATGGGAACGCAATGATGATGAATGTTTAGACAAAGTAATGTCTGATTTTGCTAATCAGAAAGAAACAGTAAGTACTGAAGAAGAGCCCGCCGAAGAGTAATGTCTAAAAAGATTTTAATAACTGGCGGCAGTTATGTCGAAGGCCAAAACTGGATCAAACAAATTTTCCCCGAGCATGATGTTATTAATCTAGCTCGAAGCGGCGCTGGTAATAAATTTATATCTGATTCGGTTGTAAACACCATTGATTTATCTGACCAGCCAGACTTTGTTGTTATTGTATGGAGCAATTTATCGTTCGGTGATCTTCAATTGCCTCTTACTGACACCACAAAGTCGTTATTCGAACAACAAAAATATTATGGCGTAATCAACAATGTTGGATACTGGTTTTCTGACGGAAACAAGTTTACTGAACTGTGTGACAGCTATAAAAATATTCGTGCTGAAAGTTGGCCTAATATCGAAACAGTAGATGATTTTATAAATCTGCCGATTGATATACAACAAGAATGTTATAATGCTGATCTGCTTTGGTATAATCCTTTGTCCGTTGAAGGCAGGATACAAAACTTTGCCATGATACAGTATATGAACAATCGTGCTTATCACGAAGAACTAACACTTAATCATGTTGTTTCTTGTTGCGATTTTTTAGACCACCACAAAATTCCATATCGATTTACCTTTGACAAAAATCCATTTGGTAAGGGATATAAAAGTTTTGGCAGGCTACCTAAGGAGCATAGATTGTTTGGCAGAATAAATTGGAGAAATTATATTGCCCGAACACCATTTGAGTATGGCTTTGAAAGAGGTCTACTACTCCCTGACAATAATCACTTAACAGTTGAAGGATCTGAACAATGGGCGCGGTCTATTAGTAATCAGTTTCTTGAGGCGGAACCTAGCCTGGTTGCTGTTTGGCTACAGAGAATAGCAGATTTTTTTCAAGAGAAAAAGCGTTCACGATTGCTTAAGGATCAAGATCCTTACATTTACCGATGAATCTAGAGCAATCAATACAGCAGTTTTATGACACAAACCCTTTTCCGGGTCGCTATGAACTCTTGGGCACAGGTAAAGCAACTAATAACAAATATATCAGCTTGATTGACCAATACATAGATCACGGGCAACGTATCCTGGATGTCGGGTGCGGCACTGGATTTATAACTAACTCTCTTGCTTTAAACTATCAAAGCAAATTTACTGGCATTGATTTTTCCGCAGGAGTAGACATTGCCAGAGACATTGCCAGCAACTACTCAATTGACAATGTTGAGTTTGTTAAAGAAAACTTTTTTATTTTTAACACAGAGAAAAAATATGATGTTATCATTGCTCAAAGTTTTCTTACACATGTGCCGGACTGGTCACATGCCATTGAAAAAATAAAATTGCTGTTGGCAGACAACGGTGTTATAATTGTAAGTATCTATAACACAGTTGGAAAAATTGTTCAGAGAATTTTACGGACTAATTATCACAATCGCCGATTACAACTAGATCAAGAATGTAATCCGTTTGAGACTACATTTACACACGGCAAGTTTTTACAGGCCTGGCAAGGTTACAAATTATTAACTGTTTACCCATCTTTGCATAATCGTTGTGTTAATGTGACAAATATATTTAATACGTTAAACGGTGGGTTGACAATGTATGTTTTTAGGAATATCAATGACGGAACTAACTAAACAAATTGAACACGACATTTGGGAATGGTTAAAAAACTACATTGAAGTTGAGCATAAATTCTACGACTACAAATTTCCAGTGTGCCCATTTGCTAAGGCCGCTAGACTCAAAGGAACAGTGGCAGTTAAAGTATACGAATCTGGTAGTATCAAAGAATTTATACAGTCAACGGTAACAGAAACCATAGCTGGTCCAGACCATGACATTTGTATTATGATTATGCCTCCTAGGGCTTGTTGGACACTTGGACTTACAAAAATGATTGATAAATTGAATCAAGAAATTATGTCACAGGGCTACTTTATTCAGTCGGGCGCGGCAGTTAATACTCAAAGCCTCTATCCTGGACTGTTTAATCAAGGAAACTATTTTGCAGTATTTCTTAACCAACTAGACCCAGTATTACAAGGTCATAAGTATCTGTTAACCACAGACTACTACACTTATTGGTCTAAAAATCATTATAAAGATGTAGTAGTACGTAGACAAAAAACTTACGATAATTTTTTAAAAAAACATAAGGAGTAACATGACAATAGATTTTGTAAACAAAATATATCAAGAACTCAAACGACATATCAGCACTGCTGACCAAACAGAAGCAGTTGATAGCATGATTAATATCAAAGGAGATGAAGAATGACCGAAACAGTTGCTAGCGAGATTTGGAGCGAGCTTAAAAGATATGTTAACACAGTGGATCGAGCCGAAGCTGCTGAAACCATTGTATCAATCTTGATTGATCACGACAGTGATATAGAAGATATCCGTGCCGCATTTAAAAGTGATAGCGATATCAAACGAGCACTAACTGTATACCTTGACAACGATAAAGATTATGCCGAAGATGAAGAAGAGCTCGACGAAGATGAAGAAATTGATCACGATTGGGAAGACTGATGTGGTACAGTCGTGTGGTATCAGATCTCGGAGCAATACCAGATTTTATTGCACATTATGAACATGAACTTGACTTGTCTAAACAAGATTGTCGTATAGGCGGCGTAGTGGAAAAAAATATATCCGCACTGCCTGGCATCACTGAGCATAGATTTAATCAACTTCAAGAAATAGAAGCGGTATTGAACTATCTCAATATACAACTACGTAAAATTCGTCGCAGGCATTTTCAGAAGTATCTAGAAGGATACGCTCGTGCATTGACCAGCAGAGATGCTGAAAAATATGTAGATGGTGAGGACGAAGTCATTGACTTTGAAACAATAATAAACGAAGTGGCATTGCTTCGCAATCGTTATTTGGGTATTATGAAAGCCATGGAATCTAAAAATTTCATGCTTGGGCATATAGTACGATTACGAGCTGCAGGCATGGAAGATATACAAATATGATTACTTTTGCAACACCAGAGCTGAGTCATGCTCATAGTCTACAAACTCTTATGTCATTGTATGAGTATGATGATTACATGGAAAGCATTGGTACCTTGGTGGATTTAGGTTGTGGTGCTGGTCTAGATCTAGCATGGTGGGCTGGTGCTACTACCAGAGATGAAACTCCTCGACCATTGAATATTGAATGTGTGGGAGTAGATCAAGCTGAAAGCTTGCTAGTGGCAAAAAAATATTCCAATGCTACCTATCAATGCACAGACTTCGAAGACAAAATTCATCCTACAAAACACAAAAACTATGATGTACTTTGGTGCCATGATGCTTTTCAATACTGTATCGATCCCATTGGCACATTGATCAAATGGAGAAATATCACCAGCGATGGTGGGATGTTGGTATTGATTGTGCCAAAAACCATAACAGTGCATCATAGGCAATTGGCATACACGCAATCCAGTGGATGTTACTACCATCATACCATGGTGAGTCTCATGCATATGTTGGCCATAACAGGATGGGATTGTGCGTCAGGATTTTTTCGAGAAACTCCACAAGATCCTT